GATCTAGCTGGCTATGCCGCAACTGGATCGGAGTGTTTGCATGTCAGACAAAACAACGCCAACGATTAGGCAGCAGCGAGCAGCACTGGCTTCATCCGATGAGGCTCGGCGTGAAGCGGTGGTGCAAGAGCTAGAGGCCATTGGCGCTGGTGAGGCGACTGACGTTATTCAGTGGGATGATATGGGCAGGGTGACGCTGACGCCGAGCGATCAGTTGTCGGATCGCGCCCGGCGGTCGGTTAAGAAGGTCAAGGTCACGCCCAATCAGTTTGGCAATCAGATCGAGGTTGAGATGCACGACAAGTTGTCGGCGTTGCGGCTATTGGCGAAGCATCGCGGGTTGTTAGAGCCGAATGCGAATGATCAGAAGCCTAGCATGATTGGCATTAACATCACTGGGCCGACTGCGAAGATTGTCGAGATTGATGGTGACGATGGGTAAGGTCATCGACATGAAGGATTATATTAGCGTCAGGTTTTTTAAGAACGATATTTTGTGCGGCTATTGTAATCAGTTGACGAGAGGCCGGGTATATGATGGCGGTGAGGCTATTGTTTGCACGGTGTGCAGCGGGCCTATGCTTGAATTAACCAGCGATGATTATGCTGGAGAAACTACTATTATTTTTGACCCAGAGGATTATGATGGCGCGAGCTAGAGCAGCAACAGACAGATCACCCCGGCGCAGGAAGCAGCCAACCACTGAGGCTTTGGCGGGGTTGAATTTAGATTTTTCGGAAAGTCCGACCGTATGGGAATTTTTGCAAGACGACAGCTTTGTGCGTGGTCTAATGGGGCCAGTAGGATCTGGCAAAACATTCGGTTCGTTAGCGGAAGTGATGTTGCGGGCGGTGAAGCAGGAACCATCACCGATAGATGGGATCAGATATACTCGGTTTGCAGTTATCAGGAACAGCTACCCGGAACTACGCACGACCACGATTAAGACGTGGCAGGAATTATTCCCTGAGAATGTGTGGGGGCCAATGCGCTGGTCGCCGCCTATTACACATCACATCAAGCTGCCGCCGCGTGATGGCGCGGCTGGGCTTGATTGTGAGGTGATTTTCTTGGCGTTGGATCAGCCGCGTGATGTTCGTAAATTGCTTTCCTTAGAATTAACCGGCGGCTTCATAGATGAGGCCAGGGAATTGCCAAAGGCGGTGGTTGATGGCTTGACATCGCGTGTCGGTCGTTTCCCGACTAGGGCGAATGGCGGTTGCACTTGGCGCGGCGTGTGGATGAGTACCAACCCAATGGATAGTGACCACTGGTGGCATCAGTTGGCTGAGAAAAATCCTATTCGCGGAAAGTATCCTTGGAAGTTTTATAAGCAGCCCGGCGGAGTTATTGAGGGAACCAAAGAACACGAGGATGCTATATTCTCGGCTGATAAATATTGGATTAATAACCCGGCGGCTGAGAACGTAAATAATTTGCCGCCCGGATATTACGAGCAGCAGTTAGCGGGCAAGACCATTGACTGGATACAATGTTATGCCGGGGCTAAGTATGTTTATGTGCAGGATGGCAAGCCGGTCTGGCACGAGTTCGTTGATAGTATGATGTCGGCTGACGTGCATATCGAGGAAGGTTGGCCGGTTCACATTGGGCTTGACTTTGGTTTGACGCCGGCGGCTGTCTTTGGGCAGAAGATGCAGAATGGGCGGTGGCACGTTGTGCATGAACTGGTGGCCTTTGATATGGGTCTGGAGCGGTTTTGCCATCACCTGCTGGCTGACATACAGCAGCACTTTCCAAAGTCAGACGTGTTGATCTGGGGTGATCCGGCTGGTGTAAAACGTGACGAGATATTTGAGGTAACGGCGTTTGAGCATTTGCGAACTATGGGCTTACATGCTAGGCCAACCAGCACCAACGATTTTATGGTTCGGCGTGAAGCTGGTGCTATGCCAATGAATAGGCTGATTGACGGCAAGCCCGGCCTGCTGGTTAATCGCTCTTGTGTTAAAACGCGCAAGTCGCTGGCTGGTGGTTATCACTTTAAACGTATGGCTGTTGGCGCTGGTCAGGAACGGTTCCGCGATGTGGCAAATAAAAACCAACACTCGCACGTTGGTGACGCATTTGGCTATTTGATGCTTGGGGCTGGCGAGGTGCGGAACATTACGCGCAACAGCCAGTTTAGCAATCAGTTTAAACAGGCCACTGCTAATATGGATTTTAATATATTTTGATTGACATAACGACAAACAAAAAGTTTCGGATTGTGCCGTTTCACTGGGCGCACCCCTATGCGGCTGATTTGCGCGAGCATGATAAAAAGGTTTTCCAGTATGTGCCTAATTATCAGGATATGCTCAAAGCGTTTCAAGCCGAGGGTGACGCAATCACAGCAATGTGGAAAGGCCGAATTGTTTGCTGTGCTGGCTGCAACGTGTTGTGGCCGGGGGTGGCAGAGGCTTGGATGATAACATCTGTTGAACTTCCTAATATATCTTTAACAGTAACGCGAGCAGCTATTAGATACTTTGATAAGTTTTCTACAAAACATAAATTAAAAAGATTACAGATCACGGTTGATGTAGAAAACGAGCTTGCGATGCGGTGGGCAAAGGTGTTAAAATTCCAACCAGAAGGGCTGCTCCGCAAGTATGGGCCGGGCGGTTTTGATTACATGATGTTCTCAAGGATTTACAAATGAGTTTTCTTTTTAAGTCTCCAAAGGTAGTAATGCCGACAGCGGCGGCAGTTGCCCCGGAAGTGACCGAGGCACAAGATCGTCAAGAGAAACGCATTGAAGCCCAAGAGGAAAGTCAAGCCAGAAAGATTGCTGCGCAACGCAGGGCTAGGCAGTATGGCGGTCGGCGTATGCTGATGGCGTCTATTCGCGGCGGCACAGCAGACGAAGATGAAACAACGTTAGGATAGTATTATGGGTTCAGTAGGAAAAATTTTTACTAAAGTTGCAACATCTGCGGGGCTTATAAAAAAAGTTCCTAAAATAGTGCAGCCATTAGTTAAAGCTGGTGCCGCGCTTGAAGCAGGCCGTGATCCAACAGATAAAGCTAAAAAAGCCACTGCCACGGCTCTTGCGTCTGAGCGTAGAGTTACGAGGGCTGAACGTACAGAGGCGGCCAAGAGGCGCGCCCGCCGGGCTGGTCGCCGTGGTCTAATGATGGCTGGTCGTCTAGGCGGCGGTGGTCAAGAAGAAGAAACCAAAACAACATTAGGATAAGATGATGCCAAAGAAAAAAGGTAAGGGTTACGGTAAGTAATGCAAAAGAAAAAAGAGGTTTGGGATAAGAAGCGCCCAAAAGGTTTGGGCAAGCCAAAGGGTTTGACCCCAGCACAAAAGCGCAAGGCACAGCGAGCCGCAGCAAAGGCTGGCCGTCCATACCCTAACCTTGTTGATAATATGAGGGCGGCGCGTGACTAAGAAGGCGCATCAGGCTCCGGGCGGTGGATTGAACGAGGCCGGTCGCAGGCACCACGAGGCTAAAGATGGCGGCAACCTAAAACGTCCAGTCAAAACCGGCACTGGGCCGCGCCGTATTTCTTTTGCTGGCAGGTTCGGCGGTATGGCTGGCCCTGAGACAAAACCAGATGGATCGCCAACCAGATTAAAAGAGGCGTTGAGTGCGTGGGGCTTTAGGTCAAAGCAAGCTGCCAGAAACTTTGCGAAGAGGCACAAGAAAAATGCGTAGTGTTGAGGAAATCCTAAAACGTCACGATATTGCGCAGCGCCGCAAAGACAATTGGCGGCAGATTTACGAAGATTGTTATGAGTTCGGCTTGCCACAGCGCAATCTGTATGATGGCTATTACGAGGGCGGTGGCTCTCCGGGGCAAAACAAAATGGTTCGCGTGTTCGATAGCACAGCTATCAATGCAACACAGCGATTTGCCAACCGCATTCAATCGGGGTTATTCCCACCTTATGCACCGTGGTGCCGCTTAGAGCCGGGGGTAGAAATCCCAGAAGAGCGGCGCATCGAAGCGCAAATGGCGTTGGATATGTACAGCGACACAATGTTTAGTGTGCTGCGTCAATCTAACTTTGATTTGGCTATGGGCGAGTTCTTGCTAGATCTGGCAGTTGGCACGGCTTGTATGCTGATCCAACCCGGCGATGAACTAAACCCAATCCGCTTTACTGCCGTGCCGCAGTATTTGGTTGCCATTGAAGAGGGCGCACACGGCAAGGTCGATAATGTTTACCGGCGTATGCGTATGAAGGGCGAAGCCATTAGCCAGCATTGGCAAGATGCCGAGATCCCAGAGCGTATGCAGCGCATGATTGACGAAAAGCCAACCGAAGAAATCGAGCTTATCGAGGCGACACTGTATGAGCCTGAGATGGGTGAGTTTTGCTATCACGTCATTTGGCCGGAAGGCAAAGCCGAGCTATTGAAGCGTTACATGAAATCCAGCCCTTGGATCGTGGCGCGTTATATGAAAGTAGCTGGTGAGGTCTATGGTCGCGGGCCGTTGGTTACTGCAATCCCAGACATTAAGACGCTAAACAAAACGCTAGAGTTATTGCTTAAAAATGCCAGCTTGTCGATTGCCGGTGTTTACACTGCCGCTGATGACGGTGTTTTAAACCCGCAGGCAATCCGCATTGCGCCGGGTGCGATTATCCCGGTGGCGCGTAATGGTGGCCCACAGGGTGAGAGCCTGCGTCAGATGCCACGATCCGGCGACTTTAACGTGTCGCAGATTGTCATCAATGACCTGCGTATGAACGTCAAGAAGATCCTGCTCGATGACACATTGCCGCCTGACAATATGAGCGCAAGGTCTGCGACAGAGATTGCAGAACGCATGAAAGAACTGGCGCAGAACCTTGGCTCCGCTTTCGGTCGTTTGATTACCGAAACTATGGTGCCAATGATTGCGCGGATCTTATATGTAATGGATGAGCGCGGTTTGATTGAGATGCCGCTGCGCGTCAATGGCCTTGAGGTCAAGGTCACGCCGGTAAGCCCGATTGCACAAGCGCAAAATATGGGTGACATTGAAAAAATTATGCAGTGGGTGCAAATGTCGTCAGCCCTTGGCCCAGAAGGCCAAATGGCTGTAAAGACAGGCAGCATTGCAGATTATGTTGCTGATAAGCTGGGCATCCCGGCTGAGTTGCGCACGTCTCCAGAAGAGCGCGAGATGATGATGCAGCAAGCAATGGAAGCCGCCCAAATGGCGGCGCAAGCAGAGGCCGGTGAAATGCCACAAGGTGAGGCACCGCCAGAAGGGGCATAAGAATGAACCCAGAAGGTTGGGATGGTCTACGTTCTGTAGATCCAAAGATTGCAGAAAAACAGCAGGTAGATAAGGACGACATTGATCGTCTTTATTTGCGCGTATTCGCCAGTGACGATGGGGCAAAGCTGCTCACTCATCTACGCGCACTGACGATAGAGCAGCCAACGTGGTATCCCGGCGAAGAAGCCAGCCACGGCTATGCTCGCGAAGGCCAGAACAGTCTGGTCAGGGAAATTGAGCGGCGCATGAAAAGAGCGAGATCACTATGAACGAAACTGATGGTCTGCTGGCCGATGCTCAAATTGAGAGTGACGATAACCAGCAGCAAGCAGAAGAAGCAATCTCACACGTTAAGCCTGACGGCGAGACTGTATCTAGTGACGCAGTAGCGTCAGAGGCGGCAACCGAAGAAGGAAAGCCTGAGTGGTTGCCCGAGAAGTTTAATACCGGCGAAGATTTGGCAAAGGCTTATTCTGAGTTGCAGAAAAAGTTTAGCCAAGGAAAGCACAAAGCCCCAGAGGAATACGATGAAGCCGTATTTGCCGAGGCTGGCATTCCAGAGGATGACGAGCTTTACACAGTATACAGAGACTGGGCTAAAGAAAACGGCATCAGCCAGTCGGCGTTTGAAGAGCTTGCTGGTAAGTTTATTTCTATGGCCGGTGATGAGGCACAAGAAGCCGAGATTTCATATAAAGAAGAATATGAAAAACTGGGCAACAATGCTGACGCAATAATTAAGTCAATGTCTGACTGGGCATCAAGCCTAGTTCGCAAGGGCGTTTGGTCTGAGACTGACTTTGAAGAGTTCAAGATTATGGGTGGTACAGCCGAGGGCATGAGAGCTTTGCAAAAGGTTCGCAGCTATTACGGCGACAAGGCTATCCCGGTAGACGTTGCGCCTATGGCCGGTGCGCCATCAAAAGAAGAGTTGATGGCAATGGTCGGAAAGCCAGAATATCAAACAGATCCAAGCTACAGAATAAAGGTTGAGAAAATGTTTGAGCAGGCTTTTGGCAGTGACGAATACTCGCCAACATAAAGGTCAAGAGGGAACTGTTTACAGTTCTCTCTTTTTTACATATAATCCCTATTGACAGACAATCGTCTTTCGACCTGTCGCAAACGCTTGGGGGCGTAGCGTGTATGCCCAAGCCGCAGCCCGAAAGGATACCTGCTAGGCGCTAATCGTGTTTTAACTTTGACAAAGGAATAGGAAAATGGCTGTAGGCATTTCCAACGCTTTTGTGCAGTTGTTCGATGCGGAAGTGAAGCAGGCATATCAAGCATCTCGTGCTTTGGCTGGCGTTACTCGCGAAAGAACAAGTGTCGAAGGCAATCAGGTGAAGTTCCCGAAGATCGGGAAAGGAACCGCAACAGTTCGCGTACCGCAAACTGACGTTACACCTCTGAACGTGACTTACTCACAAGTCACAGCAACAATGTCAGATTTCATTGCTGCTGAGTATTCAGACATTTTTAACCAGCAAAAAGTCAACTTTGACGAGCGCCGGGAATTGGTGCAAGTAGTTGGCGCAGCTATCGGTCGCCGTATGGATCAGCTTGTTATTGACGCGCTCAATGCAGCTTCCTCACCGTCAACCGTTGCAACAACTGTTGGTGGTTCTGGCACAAACATGAACCTTGCAAAGCTGCTTGCAGCTAAAAAGGCTCTGGATGTGAAGAACGTGCCAGCAGAAGGTCGCTGCATGATTATTCACGCAAACGGCTTGTCAGCATTGCTTGATGAGACAGAACTCACCAGCAGCGATTTTGCTACTGTGAAGGCTCTCTCAACAGGCGAGATCGACACTTTCCTCGGCTTTAAATTTATCACATTAGGTGATCGTGATGAAGGTGGCCTGCCTATCCCATCAACCCGCACTTGCTTTGCGTTCCATCGCGATGCAATCGGTATGGGCATTGGCATGAACCAAAAGTCTGAAATCAACTACGTTCCTGAGAAAACGTCATTCCTCGTTTCTTCAATGTTCTCCGCTGGTGCGGTTGCCATTGATGACGATGGTATTGTCAAAATCTCAGCGACTGAATAGAAAGGAGATTAGTAATGGCTTTCTCTTCAGCAGGTTGGAACGTGATCGGTGCAGCTAAATCTGGCAACGCACCATCAATGTACACCTACACATCAGCAGACGCGATTGATGCTGTGAACACCGAAGGTTATTTCAACACACTGTCAGACACAGTGGCAGTTGGCGACATCATCTTTGTTCACGACAGCGCGACCCCAACAATGTCAATTGTTATGGTTGCATCAAATTCGGCTGGTGTTGTTGACGTTACCGATGGCACCGCCATCGCAATGGGTGACGCAGACTAATTTAAGTGGGGCCGGGCAACCGGCCCCCTTTCCCTATTCTGGAGTAGCGCAATGGCGGCTGGTGATACCAAACTATCAATCTGTTCTGATGCTTTGATTATGTTGGGCGCAGCGCCTTTATCATCATTTGCAACCGGCACCGATGAAGCGCAGGTCGCTGATCGCCTCTATGACGATGTTCGCGATACTCTGTTAATGCAATATGCGTATTCTTGGTCTGTGCAGAAAGTGCAGTTAGCGCAGCTTGCCAGCACCCCAATCAATGAATGGAAATACGCCTACGCGCTGCCCGGCGATATACTGGGCAACCCAAAGGCTGTGTTTAACACAAGCTCTGTTGGTTCAAATACGGTTCGCGATTTTGAGCTTTATAATCTTGGCCTTTACACTAATTACGAAACAGTTTGGATTGACTACCAGTTCCGGCCAGAGCCAGCAATATTCCCGCCGTATTTTGTGCGTCTGTTAAAGATGGCGTTGGCCGCTGAGTTTGCCGAGCCGGTTACCGACCAGATAGCCAAGGCTGATTATTATCACGCAAAGGCTTATGGGTCACCGTCTGAAAATATGCGCGGTGGTTTGGTGCGTGTGTCTATTAACATTGACGGCGCTGACCGCCCGGCACAGCAAATACAAGAGTTCCCGATTTCAGATATAAGGTTCTAGCATGAGCCGCATCATCCAGATCCAGAATGATTTTACCGCTGGCGAGCTAGATCCAAAGCTGCGGTCGCGTACTGACATCAGTCAGTATAAGTCTGGCCTATCAACAGCGCGTAATGTAAGCATCCAGCCGCAGGGCGGTGCCAAGCGGCGTGATGGCACTAAGTTTGTTGAAGAATTAGATAGCGGCGCGGCTAACGCTGTGCGAATGGTGTCGTTTGAGTTTAGTGTCAGCGACAGCTATATGTTGGTTTTCACACCCAGTAAGATGTACGTTTTCAAAGACGGTGCGTTAATCAAAAACATCAACGGCAGCGGCGATGATTTTTTAGCTGTGGCTAGTTTGACTAGCTCTATTTTGCCGGAGATGAATTGGGTGCAGTCTGCCGACACCGTTATTGTAGTGCATCCAGACCTGCCGCCGACAAAGATTGTGCGTGGCGCAGGCGACACAAACTGGACAGCCAGCACAATCACATTTGATTTTGTGCCTAAGTATGCTTTTACTTTAAGTGTAACTGCCGGAACCGCATATAACACTGGTGTGGCACATGACCACCTAGAGCCGTCTGCTGCATCTGGCAACCTGACACTAACAGCAAAGCACAGCGGATCAGACGCTAATATATTTACCAGTGCTGCCGCCAGCTACATTGGGCAATATATAAACGTGACGCCATTTGGTCGATTGCGGATTGTGCGTAGGGTATCAGCGGCCAAGCTAGAATGTTTTGCTGAGGTGCCTTTGTTTGACACCAGTAACATTGATGACGCTGACTGGGAGTTTGAAAGTGGCTATGAAGAGGTGTGGTCGTCTAGCCGGGGATACCCACGCAGCGTAACATTCCACGAAGGCCGGTTGTATTTTGGTGGAACTAAACAACGGCCATCAACTATCTTTGGATCGAGGGTTGCGACCTTCTTTAACTTTGACCCTGGCGAGGCTCTTGATGATGCGGCGGTTGAGGCAACATTAGACACCGGCACATTTAATGCAATTGTTGATATCTTTTCTGGTCGTCACTTGCAGATCTTTACGACCGGCGCTGAGTTCTATGTGCCGCAAACACTAGACACGCCCATCACGCCTAGTAATCTAATCGTCAAACAGCAGACTGCGTTTGGCAGCAAACCCGGCATTCGGTTGCAAAACGTAGACGGCTCAACCTTGTTTATTCAAAGGCAGGGCAAGGCTATCCAAGAGTTTATTTTTAGTGACGCAGTGCAAGCGTACACATCAGCTAAGATCTCGCTGCTGTCATCGCATCTATTAAAGACGCCAGAGGAAATGGCGGTGCGCGTTGCCACGTCAACTGACGAGGGTGACCGGCTAATGCTGGTAAATGGCGAAGATGGCAGCATTGCTTGTTACACGTTGCTGCGAAGCCAAAATGTTATTGCGCCGTCAGAGTGGACAACTGATGGAGAGTTCTTAAATATTGGCGTTGACGTTGACGACATATACACTGTTGTGAAGCGCACTATTGCTCCTTATGCCACTGCTACGATTACTGTGACTGACGCTGCAAATATTGCAAACAGCGAAACCGTTGTCTTGACTGACAACGCTGGCACGTCAACAACATTTACGGCTGTTACCGGCACCCCGGCTAATGACTTGCAGTTTCAAGTTGGCGGCTCTCTTACAAACGATCAAGTCGCAGACAATTTAGCCACAGCTATCAACTCAGTTGCTGGGTATGACGCGCCCAACCCTGCGGCCAATGTTGTTAGTATAACTCGCAAGGTTACTGGTGGTAGCAATTTAACAATCACATCAAGCGATGCTGTCAGACTTACTGACGTTGATTTTACGGTTTCTGCGACTGACAGATATTATGTTGAAATATTTGATGCAAACGCATTGCTTGATTGTTCAGTTGTTGGCGGCGCGGCGTCATCTGTGGACATGAGCCATCTAGAAGGCGACACCGTTAAGGTAATCCGCGATGGCATCGTTGAGCCTGATCAAGTTGTGGGCATTAGCCCATTCACCGTTACCTTTGCCACTGCGGCGTCTACAAGCCACGAGGTTGGCCTTAACTTTACGCCAGAGGTAAAGACACTGCCGGTTGAACCAAACCTGCCCAGCGGCTCAATAAAGGGCTTTAAGAAGCGCATCTTTGAGGTAAACGCCGAGTTGTTTGAAACACAGTCGCTTACAATCGACAATAAGTTAATCGCGTTTCGCCAGTTTGGCGCAAATGTGTTTGGCAGCGCAGTGCCGGAGTACACAGGCATCAAGACATTGCACGGTCTTTTGGGTTATACTTATGATGGACAAATAACAATCGGCCAAGAAGTGCCATTAAAAATGACACTGCTGGGCATTGATTATAAAGTGAGTGTAGGACAGTAATATGGCACAGGCTATCCCATTTTTGATTGCCGGAATGACGGCTTTAACCGCAAGCCAGCAACTAAAAGCTGGCAAGGCGCAAGCTAGCGGTCTGGCAAGGCAAGCAGCATTTAGAAAAGTGCAGGCTCGCGGCGAGGCGTTAAAGTATAGGCAGCAAGGTGCCGCCGTTATGGACAATATTTTAGCGACAAAGGCAGCAATCAACGCAAGAGCAGCAGCCGGTGGGATTGACCCATTCAGTGGCAGCGCCAAGGCTTTGGCTTTGTATGCTGAGAAAAAAGGCGCAAACGAACTTTATATAAGCCGTGACGGCGAACAGATTGCCTTTGGCACTGGCGAAGCGCAGGCAATGCAATATATGTCTCAAGCAAAGTCAGCAATATCTGCATCAAGAGCGCAAGCATTTGGCACAATAATGCAGGGCGCTATGATGGGTATGTCACTGGGCGGCGCACCCGCTGGCGGCAGCACTGGGCTGCAAGCTGGTCAGTCAGCAACGGTGTCAAGGGCAGGCTTTAGAGGATACGGCGGGTAATGGCAGAGCTACCAAAATACAGACCTTTAGGTGTAGGCATACCGTCAGTGCCGACTGTTGACTTTGTTGCGACAGGCGCTGCTAAGGCTCGCGCAATTGATGCTGTTACTAAAGGCCTCAATAGCATGACTGATTATTTGTACAAAAAACAGGTTGCCCAGACACAACGCGAAGCGATGCAGTATGCGTTTGAGAACCCAGTAACTGCTGAACAAATTGAGCAAGCCCTTGCTGATGGCAGAGACATGAGTGAAGTTGTCGGCGACCCTGACACAGTGTTTGGTGCAGTAACAACTGCGGCCACCGCAACCCAGTTATCGACTGAGTTGCAAACGCAGCTAACATCAAAGCTTGCTGTCTATAATGCAATGATTGAGGGCGGCGACCCCAACTTTAACCCGCAATCTATGCGCAATGATTTAACTGCTATGATTAACGGCCATAGCGAAATAATCGCGGGCGTAGACCCAGAGGCTGCGCTAAAGTATAACGCGACTGCGAACACGCTATCTGCGGCCACATATAAATCAGGCCTTGAGCATAGTTTTAAAATAGCCCAAGCCCTTACAAAAGACCGGGCAAATGCAGAACTTGACAAGCTGCCTAATATTGTAAAACGTGTTTTGTTAAACCACGCTGGCGACATTGGTGTTACGACCGGAACAATTGCTACACAGCTAAAAGTTGCAAATAACGCAATCATTGAGACTGGTGATGCTGCGTTTATAGAAAGTGCCGGTACTAAAATTAGAGATATTGTGACTGAGCAATATCAAAACGTCCTAGCCGACTGGGCCGGGCAATCAAGCAAAAACACGCGCCGCGCTTTAAAAGGTGATTTTGGCGATAGGTTCACCAGCTTGTATGGCGTCCTTGACGATAAAGAAAAAGCTGGTGTTCGCGACTTAGTTAGAAAACAGCGCGATGCTCGTATCGCTGACAATAAGGTTGCTAAAGACCTTGGCCTTGCTAATGCTAAAAAAGAAGTGCAGCGCATACAAACAACAATGGCCGACTTAGCGGCTACCGCTTACCAAGGCGCAGCGTATAACTCTGCGGTTGATCAGTTGCAGGCATTAGCCGTTTTGTACCCAGAGGCTGTAACGCAATCATCTATCACATCGCTAGACAAGGCGCTTGATCCCAGCAAAGACCCAAAGTCAAATTTTGCTGGCATGTTTGAATTAAAGCGCAGAGTGCTGGGCAACGAAATACAAACAATGGATGATTTAGAACAGCAAGCAAATGCCCTTGGCGTTGGCGCAAAGGACTATTATTCAATTGTGCCGTTTTTACAAACAGACGTAAAAGCAGAAGCGACAGCCGTTGATCGGATTATTCGGCGTAACGCTAAAATTGTTGATGGGTCAAACGCAAGCCAAAAGCAATCCAAGGCATATTTTAAGTTTGAAAGAACTTTGGACGACAGATACACAGCAAGAATACAAGAATGGGAGCAAAGTACGCGGGTCACTTTAATGCCAACAAAACTAGATATAGCAAAAGAAATTGACCTAGAGTATCGCCGCAGTGATGAACAAAAAGATGTTAATGCTGCCGTTACTAACTTTATTAGAGACTTTGGGCCAGAAGGCGCGCAAACACCTCTTAATATTTTAATTGACGAAGATACAACAGAACAGGACATAAGAGACGCTTTAATCGCTAAAGGTGTGAAAGACCGGAAATTGATTGCGCAAATGGATTTGGTAAGATCTAGAATTAGCACTATGAACCGTGCTGTTGAAAGAAGGGATGCTCTACGATGACCGATGATTTTGCAAGAGCGTTTGATGATAGGTTTGCGTCTAATGTTATAGTTGACACGCCGCCTGTTCTGCAAATCCCATCAATGGATACGCCGCCAGACCCAGTGCAGCCAGAGGCACCAGAGGTAACTGAAAAGCAATTGTTGCTTGATCCGCAGTTTGCAGCAGCGGCGCGTGACGTGCATTTGCTGTTTGAGGGTGAGCCGTTTGAAGGTGACGATCAAATGGCGGCGCGCTACGGCATAGATGCAATCGGTGAGTTTAATTATAACTTTGCTGGCCCGGCTGGCATCCCCGGCGAAAGTGGCATTAGCTCGCCCGGCACCATTGGTCAGGCCGCAGCTTTAATGACTAGCGGCTCACAAGATCAAGCCAAGTCTTTTGTTTATCTTATGGATCGTTATGACCAACTGCCTAACTTTACACTAGCTGGCACTGCTCGCATGATACGCGGTATGATTGCTGACCCTAGCGTTTACACTGGCTTTGGCACATTAGGCGCTGGTTTCTTGGTTCGCAAGACTGGGGCTACTGGCATCAAAAAAGCATTAGTTGAGATAGCAAAGCGCCCTGGCACGTCAGCCGCTGTATATACTGGCGTTGAGGCTGGGGCTGCTGACCAGCTAACGCAGGGCGTTGAGCGCAAAGCTGGGATAGAGATTGACCCAGCAACAGGCGCACTGCGCACTGCGTTGACTGCTGGCGTTGCTGGCACTATGGGCGGCGGTTTAGTCAAGGGCGGCGAGATGTTAGCGCGTGAACTTGGGCCTGTTGTTGGTGAGGCAATAAGCCAAGCGGGGCAGTCAGCCGAGGCGCGGATGGCAGAGCGCGGGCCTATTACTGACCGCGTTATGTCTGGCGCTGATCCTATGGAAGTAATTGACCCGGCGTTAGCTGCGGCTGGCAAGTTGGCTAGGGGCAAGGACGAATTAAAAACAGTGCTTGATTTAAGGGCTGAACAAATGAAATTGCCTGTTGGGCAAAGAGTTCAGCCATCAACTGATAATGTGATTTTTAATTTAGAGACAAAGCCCGGAGACAACCAAAGCCCTTATGAATTAAATATGCCAGAGCAAAGCGATACCCCTGTTCCGCGAGCGCCAGAAGGCGTGAAGCTGCCTCTAAATAACAGAGGCGCAAAAGTAATAGAAATGTCAGATAAAATTTCTGATGTTTTGGCTGACAGAGCGCGGCCATTAGTTGGCTCTAATGTGCAATATTTTTATCATACCGGCCCTTTAATTGATAAGGCCGTGGAACTGGGCATCCCAGAAGAAGAGGCGCGGCAACAACTAAAGAAATTTGCGTTAAATTATGCGGCTACTAGCCCACGCACAATGACTGAACAAAATCTGCGTAATGCCTCATTGGTAACCGCCAAACAAAAACGCGGCGTTGATTTGACAGAAATGATTGGCCCCGGCGGTGAGGGCGTCAATGAAAAGGGTTATCCAATGATGATTAACCCCGGTGGGATACATAAAAAGCTGGTTGATGAAGCTGCTGTCGATGGTTTAAATTTTAACACAAACCCCAAGCCAGCGACTTTTGCTGAAAATGTAAGTGGAAATCTGGCTGGCGTTACTGCCGACACACACGCAATTCGTGCTGTTTTTGACGCAATGAACGAAATTGAGCCGGGGTCTATACCCATTGAGTTTATTGGGGGCAAAAATGCTAAAGCAACAAAAGAAATGCGCGCCCAGTATCTAGCTGACCCATCAAGCCTTGACCCAGCCACAATGATTAATGACACGTTGGCAACGCAAAAAATTAACGGCGAGCCAACTCAAACTGAGTATGCTATATTTTCAGACATATATAAGAAGGTGGCTGAAAAAATTGGTGTAAGACCAGCCGAAGCGCAATCATTAAGCTGGTTTGCCAACGGCAAAAAAACAGGCTTGGCCTCAGAGCCAAAAACTATTGTTGAGTTAATTGATGAGCGCGTGGACGTAACGTCTCAAATGCTAGGACAGTCTAAAGACGAAGTGTTTAAGAAATTTATGAAAGGGTCGATACCATTGCTGTCTCTTGGTGGCTTGACGCTGCTGGACACTGGGGCAATGCAACAAGAAGTTAACGAGGAAATGTAATGGCAATACGCGGCCCAAGAGATTTAGAAGATAAGCTCGACCAGCTTTCCAAGCAGGAGCCGGATGCCGACCTGACTGATGACAGCATCCAGCCTGCTGGTTTTGCCCGGTCATTAGGCCGTCAAGCCGCTGGGGAAATTATCAAGCCTCTAACAAAGCGCGGTGCGCGTATTGACCCTGATTACAAGGTAACAGAAGAAATAACAAAGCCGGTTGACGTTATCGACCCAGACGGCACCGCCACAGATGTTATGGACATCCAGCCGCCTGTTGAAGCAAAAACAAAAATAGAGCCGGAAATTGTGCCGCCTATAAAAAAGCCAAAGCCATCAACAGAAGAGCGTGTCGAAGAGGTAATGGCCGAGCGTCAAGAGGCTATGGGTGGTGCGCGCACAGTGCCATCGCCCAGCAAAGCTCAATTAGAAGCGGGCATTGAAGCCGGGCCAGTCAATACTCGCTTTTATGATAGCGATAGTTTAGCAGCAACAGCCAAGGCTGTGGCCGGGGATACTGAACCTGACTATCAAGCTCAAACGGTTGAGAGCTTATATAGACGCGCTTTTATGTCTGGCGTTCCCAAGAAAACACTAGACGCAATGTTTCGCGGCATACCAATGCAAAGCAAGGTTGGCAACAACCAGTTAGCCACACAGCTTGCCGGATTGCAGGCGTTGCATGATGTTAGCGCACAAAAGGTTGACGAGCTTATGACGCAGGCTGCGTCTGGCCTTTTAACTGATTTGGGCAAGTTTGAATTGCGCGAGGCTTTGTCTCAGCATGAGGTAATCCTTGGCACGTTAAAAGGCGCAAAGCGTGACGTGGCTCGCAGCATGAATGTGTTTAAAGGTGCGCGTGAACGCAACCTGCCATCGCTAGACATTCGCGCCGTGCTTGACGGCGCTGGCGGCGATGATCAATTGCGCGCCCTAGCTGATAATTACATGAAACAAGAAACCCGCGCCGCCAAGAACAAAGTCCTTGAGGTTGGCATTATCCGCAAAACATATGACAGCATCATTTATGCGGCGCAGTCTACGTTCCTGACAAACTGGGAAACGCATCTGTTCAACAGTGCCGCTAACTTTGGAACGCTAATCGCTGACGTTCCAGAGCGCGCCGTTGCTGTTCCAATTGGCAAGGTAAGAAAGCGCATCGCCAAAACACTAGGCCTAGAGTACAGCCCGGATGAGTATTACCGTCAGGACATTTACGCCAGAACATCTGCATTTTATAACGGCATTATGGATGGCTGGTCTTTAATGGCTCAAGGCGCAAAGACAGGATCAACAAAAGACGCGGCGCGTAACCCTATATCATCTGCGTATTTTAGCAACACGCCCTTGATGCTGCTTGGCAAAGAGGTGGCTAGAACGCCAGAGCTAAAGAACACGCTGGCTGGAAAAGTGCTTGATAGCTTGGGGATGATTTACTCAATCCCTATGCGCGCCCTTGGCGCAGGTGACCAGTTCTTTGGTGGTATTGCGCAGCGTATGGAATTGCACGAGCAGGCTTGGCGTTACGGCGCGCAAATATATGACAAGAAGCTGGCCGATGGCGGTACAGCAGATGAGGCTCTGTCTGTTTCACAAGAGGCCGTAAACAGGTTTTTGACTGAGCGCCCGGCAGAGGTTGACGCTAGTGTTCAGAGCTTTAGAAAACAAGCGACATTAATGGCCGACATTGACCGCCAGTCAAACCTTGGCCGTATGTATCACGGCGCGCTCAAGGTTATGAACAACCCACTAGTTAAGCCGATCATGTTGTTTAGTAAGTCAGTCACAAACCTTGCCATTGAGGGCGCGGCGCGTGTGCCTATCTTAAACTTTATGTCGCCACGTTTTTACAGCGAGTGGGAAAAGGGCGGCAGGCACCGCGACCTAGCCATTAGCCGTATTGTTGTCGGCGGCACTATGGGGCTTGGCTCTTACTATCTAGCTTACAATGGCAGGCTCACTGGCGCTGGCCCGGCAGATACAGAGGACAGAAACAACCTAAAGCGCATCGGTTGGCAAGACTTTAGCTTGCGCCTAAATAATGACGAAATGTCGGATGAGAATATTGATCGTGTAAATAAAATCCTCGGCGCTGGTACAATTCAGCGCGGCACCGGCAACCTAGAGGGCAGCACGTTTATGTCATTAAAGAGGCTTGAGCCGGTGACAATACCATTGTTGCTTGGCGCTGCTTATGCTGACGCTGTCAAGTATCGTGCCTATGACCCAGACGACACGCAGCTTAGTATTATGTTTGACGCAATGTCTGCGTCACTGTCTGAGTATTCCACTAATATGCCAGCGATGCAGTCGGTAAACGAGCTAATGCGCATTGCCAACCAGCGCCAGACAGACAGCGGCGACCGGCTCGTTGCTATGCTTGATGCTTATGTGCGTCAGGTGGGTAACGTGGCTATTGCGGGAACACCTGTCGTTGGTTTAGCTAACAGCGCAATTGTCGGCAAGATTGAGCGCATACTAGACCCGGCTGCAAGTAACACAGCAGTAAATCAGGCGCAGGTAGAGTGGGCAGACGATGTGTTGGGTATTGACGCAACGCAGCTTGGTGTTCGCGGTTTCTTTGAGGCTTATAATAAAATGATGAGCCGTGTTCCAACAAAGGCAAACAAACTGCCACCAAAGCTAGATGAGCGCGGCAAGCCTATTGAGTATAGCGCAGATTATTCTTGGAGGCCTATGGCTACGCAAAAGGGAAAACGTGACGAGGTGTCTGAGATTTTAGCAGCAATCAATCACGGCGTTGCATATCCAAACTTTAAAATCAACGGCGTTAGCCTGACGGCAGAGCAGCAAAATATGTATCTAAAGCTGCAACAAGACCCAGACCCTGACACCGGGATGACAATGGATGAGGCTATTGTTGACGTTATAAACCAGCGTCTCAATGACGCTGACCTGCTTGGGATTGCCCCGGCGATAGGGTCACTGCAAAATGATGTTAACACTGTGGTATCTGACTATCGTTCTAGAGCGCGAGAGGTTATGTTTGGCAAAACAATTAAAGACAGAGACACCGGGCTTGTTGATTACACACTAGAGACAGAAGATGGCGCGCCTATTCTTTACCCCGGCACTGCGGCAGACATTGCCAAAAACCAACAAAAGGTCAATCTATACGGCAGGTAATAAATAATGTATAATCACGGCAATCATATGAGGCACAAAAATGGCTGACTATAACATCAATGCAATTACACGCAGGGTCGTGTTTACCGGATCAGCCGGGCTGGGGCCGTATGCGTTTTCGTTTGAGATCTTGGCTAACACCGATATCGTTGCCTATTTCAATGCAACCAAACTGACGCTGACGACAGACTTTACTGTGACAATCAACGCCAACGGTACTGGCAGCGTAAACATTGTGACTGGTGGCAACGTGCCATCAACGCCAACTGGATCAGATCAAATTGTTATTGTTGGGGCGAGAGATATTGAGCGCACCACAGACTTTGTAACAGCCGGTGACTTGTTGGCATCTAGTCTCAATGAGCAGCTAGACGCGCTGACGATCTTTGACCAGCAGGTGGCTGAAGAAAACAAACGCGGCCTACGCGCCCCGGCGTTTGACCCGGCGCTAGTCGAGGATGGCGGCGTTGTTGATATGACATTGCCATCTAAAACTGACCGGGCTGGTAAGTTCTTGGCGTTTGACATTAACGGCAACCCATCCGCATCAAGTGATGTTGGGGCTTGGAAAGGAAACTGGGCTGCTGGTACTGCTTATGTTATTGGTGATCAGGTCGTTGATACTAGCAATTCCAATATCTATCGCGTTAATTTTGCACACACATCATCCGGCGCTGTGCCACTTACCACCAACGCAAATAGTGCTTACTATGATTTGGTCTTGGATCTTTCGGGAGTTTCAACCGCTGAAACCAATGCTGGTAATAGTGCAACAGCAGCGGCTAGTAGTGCTACGGCTGCGGCAGCTAGTGCGCTTACTGCGGCTTTTGCTGACGATTGGGCTGTTAAAACAGATGGCGTTATTAACGATGGCACAACCACAGACTATAGCAGTAAAGCCTATGCCATTGGTGGTACTGGTGTAACTGATAGTTCTGGTCGTGGCTCTGCAAAAGAGTGGGCAACAGATACAACAAACACTTGCGATGGCACAGAATTTTCAGCCAAAGAGTATTCTATTGGTACTGGCGGCAACACAGGTATGAACACTGGCTCTGCTAAGCAGTGGTCTATAGGTGGCGGCACAGGTTTTGATCGTGACACTGCTGTTACTGGTTCTGGTGGTACTGCTGAATACTCAGCTAAGTATTGGGCAAATCAGGCTAAGAACGAAACACAGACGCAGCGTGATGTGTATTATGGAGCGTTTACTAATGATGCTGCCGCAGAAACATATCAAACAAGTGCTGCACCAACAGGTAATGCTGGCACAGTAGATGCTGGTGATTTGTATTTTGACAGCAGTAACAACATTCTTAGAGTTTATGATGGCACTAACTGGAATAATGCAGCGGCAGACACCACAAGTTTTGCCACTAATGGCTTTAGCATTGCAATGGCGATTGCCTTATAGGAGTTAATAATGGCACAGAATTTTCATAGATATACATTAAACGCAGTAGGCACTGTCGCTGCTGACATACCTGATGGGGCGAACTTTGATAGTGTGGATACGATTGTAGGTATTCACATTGCCAATGTAACGACTAACGCTATCACCGTTGACTGTTATATTAACGATGGCACTAACGACATCCATCTGGTTTTAGGCGCACCCATTGCTGCTGGCGGTGCGCTTCAGATCTTGGATGGTGGAGCAAAAGTTGTCGTTAAGTCTGGTGACAGGCTTTATGTAAAGTCAGACACGGCTGCTTCCGCAGATGTTTGGGTGTCTGTAGTTGATGCAATTAGCACTCCGGTAACATAAGGAATTAACTGATGGCTTACATAGGCAATCAACAGACGCAAGGCTTTAGCCAAGTACCTGCCAAACAAGACTTTACTAATATTACTGGCACTAGCCTGACGCTGACACACGCTGTCGCAAGCGCAGAAGGCATTTCACTTTTTATCAATAACGTGAGGCAAGAGCCTACAACAGCATATTCTATTGGTGCTGATGGCGTAACAGTAACGCTTACTGGCTCTGTTGTAGCGACAGACGACATCTATGTGGTCTACAACTCACTGGCTTTGCAAACGACAGTAACGCCGGATGCGTCTGTAAGCACAGCCAAGATTATTGATGGTTCTGTTACTAGCGCAAAGCTAGATACCAACATCGACATTGCTGGCGACCTTACTGTTGACACTAGCACTCTCAAAGTTGACAGCAGCAGCGGCAACGTGGGCATTGGCACTGTAAGCCCAAGCGGGTTACAGAAAACCCTTAATATAGACGGTGGTTCATCAGGTGCTAGTCTAGCATTGGATGGTGGGTCTAATTTTGCAGTTATGTTTACTGGTGCGACAGCATCAGACCCCACCAGTTTGTATTCTAACACAGGCTTCAAGTTTGCTACCGCTACAGCAAAAGACGCAACTGGTTTTAGTGAAAAAATGCGTATCAGCAGCAACGGCAACGTGGGCATCGGCACTGACGCTGATTGGGCTACTTTTACTGTTCTTAACGCTGCTAAAACAGCAAGTGACGTACTTGCGCGTTTTTTAGGAACCTCTACTCTTAAAAGCTTAATTGTTCGGGGTGACGGAGACTGTGAAAACAGTAACAACTCTTATGGCGCACTTTCAGATGTAAAACTAAAAGAAAACATTGTTGATACAACTCCAAAACTTGCAGATTTAATGAAAGTACAAGTTCGTAACTATAATTTGATTGGCACAACAGATAAACAAATTGGCGTAGTCGCTCAAGAGTTAGAACAAATATTTCCAAATATGATTAAGGAATCACCAGACACCAATAATGAAGGTGAAGAAACTGGTGAAACTACAAAGTCGGTTAAGTACAGCGTGTTTGTTCCGATATTAATTAAGGCTCTCCAAGAGCAGCAAGAAACAATCACAGCGTTAGAAGCCCGAATTACGGCACTGGAGGCAAGCTAATGGCTTTATCTAAAATATTACCAGCCGGACAATCCCAGTTTGCTGGTGCAAGAAACCTCATCATCAATGGTGCGATGCAGGTGGCACAGCGGGGTACGAGTGCGAGTGCGGCTAATGCTAGTTATGTGTCTGTTGACAGATATTTGACAAGCATTACAGGTGGCGGTGCTTTTACTCTTAGTCAAGAAACAGACACACCTTCTGGTCAAGGCTTCAAAAACAGCTTGAAAGCTACTGTAGATACAGCAGACAGCAGTATTGCGGCTTCAGATTACTATGTCATTCAATATAGAATTGAAGGTCAGAATGTAGCACACCTTATGTTAGGCACAAGCGATGCTGTTAAAGTTACTCTTAGTTTTTGGGTAAAAAGTAGCTTGACTGGAAATCACGGTGCGAGTTTGGAAAACGGGGCGGCTACCCGTAGTTACCCTTTCCAATATAATATTTCTACAGCTAACACTTGGGAAAAAATCACAAAGACATTCCAATTAGACACATCAGGTACTTGGCTAACAACAGATGTCACAGGCTTAAAACTTATGTTGGATTTAGGTTCTGGCACAAGCTTTCAAGGTCCTGCCGATGCTTGGGCTGGTGCTAATTATCATACTGCCTCTAGCAGTGTTCAGTTAATTGCCACAGGCTCTGCAACTTGGTACATCACCGGCATCCAGCTAGAAGTAGGCGAACAGGCCACGCCGTTTGAACACCGCAGCTATGGCGATGAGTTGGCTAGGTGTCAGCGGTATTTTGAATTGCTAGGTCACGCAGTTTCAAGTGGTGGCGATGGTTATTCTTTTATGTCAGTTTCACTTAACGGCAATGCCGCCAACCAATGGCTTGATGTTGGGTTTAAAGTAGAAAAAAGAGCAGCACCTTCATCTATCGACAGTTTTAACAGTTACACTGTTCCATCTCCAACAGCTACAGGCATAGGGGTAAATGGATTTACTCTTTATAAAGGTTCTCAAATGATATTTATAAAGTCTGGTGGAAGCAATGGTGATGCGGTTGCTTCAGTTAGTGCGGAGTTATAAAAATGATTAATTTTAATTTTACGTCAGCACAATATGTTAGCGGTACGGATATGAATGGCGACTCACTGGTTAATACTACAGTAATTGCAGTAAACGCAGATGGCAGTCAATCAATTATCCCTGCTAATGTCGGCAATGAAAAATATGACCATCTTTTAGCTAGACACAATGATGCTGATGATGACTTTACAATAGAGGAGGCTGACTAATGCCCTATGTCGGCAAAGCTCCAATCTCAGGTGGCTTCCACAAGCTTGATGCCCTGACCGCCTCTGCAACAGCAACCTACGCTTTGACGCTAGGTGGCGCAGCATATTATCCAGAGACTGCCAATCAGCTACTGGTTTCACTCAATGGTGTCATTCAGGCTTGCCAAGATAGCTTCCAAGTGAGCGGCAGCAACCTCATCTTTGACAGCGCACTAACAAGCAGCGACAGCATAGACTTTGTTGTGGCTCTTGGTGATGTGCTGGGTGTGGGCAGCGTTACTGATGGTGCTATTACTACTGCTAAGATTGGTAACAATGCTGTTACATCTGCAAAGCTAGCAGCAACAATAGCTCCTACGAACTTAGAAACAACAGCATCCACATTTAAGATGACTGATCTTAGCAGCAATGCGTTTTATCGCACTGGTACATTTGTTCCGCATTGGAGCACTGCTAATGTTACTACGGCATACGAAACTGATGCTTTTGGGTCGGGTTCATATTTAACGCAAGCAGGTACTTATATTAGGATAGGGAATTTAGTTCATGCTAATTTTAATTTGCGATTAGATTATTCAGCAGCTTCCTATGCTAATGGTTCTGCGGGTGGTCAATCGCTTAGTATTTATGGTTTGCCTTTTAAAGTTAAAAACGTATCAACTTATTTCCCTGAGACTAGCACTGTATATTTTCATTTTGCAGCGCAGGGGTGGGAGAAAATGTCTTTGATGGGTTTCGCAACCCCTGATAAAAGGTATGTAAAATTTAGATATTCAACAACTAATGGCTCAGTTGGAGAAGCAACCATAGACCATCCGTTTGACCCTACTCCACGTGCGCACGATTCAGAGATGCAGTTTGATATAACTTACGAAACAGACGAGGCATAGGAGACAGATATGGCACTTATAAAGTTAAACAATCAGTCTCTCACCGCAGTCACATCTGCTGGTTTGCCTAGTGGTAGTGTGCTTAAGGTTTTAAACACTGTACAAACAGGTGAACAAGGCATTTCGGCGGCTGAAACTTTTGAAAATATTACTGGACTAACTTTGGATATTACGCCTGTTTCTACAACTTCCAAAATCTTAGTTTGGTGGTCTATAAATTACTACATGAGTAGTGGCTTTGGTATAACAATAGCACCTATTCGCAATGGAACTACTAGATTGTATTATAATAATCATCTTCGTCCATTTGAAAATTACGTTGGTGCTGGTGGTATGCACGGCAGAATTAGTAACCAGTATTTAGACTCTCCGGCAACAACATCTTCAACCACTTATCAAATGCAGTTTGCGGTAAGTAATACTTCTAGTTCAAAGGTTGGAACCGACAGTTTTCCAATGACGCTAACTCTGATGGAAATCGCTGGCTGATGAAACCTACAGCCTCATCAGTGCAAGCCCAGATCGACACGCATGAGGCAGTGTGTGCTGAACGCTGGCGTGAAACCATCCTGCGTATCAAGCGCATCGAACATATTATGATAGGCACTGCTGGCACTACAATCCTGCTGCTGTTGAGCGTGATCTTACGAGGAAATGTTTAAGGCAATCGTCATAGCTTGCGCGATAGCGACCCCTGCCGATTGTATCGAGTTCCACGACACTCGTGGCCCATACGATACCCGCGCTGCCTGTGAACGCCGGGCTATGGAAATGGGTCGTGACGTTGGCGAAATGACGCACGGCCTGATGCCTAAAAAATGGCGATGCCAATCTTTGAAAAAAGGAATGCTGTCATAATGGAACCGATAAGCACGGCGCTGATGGCGGTATCTGCTGCGTCAAATGCGATAGCATTCATCAAAGCACGAGTGAACGATGTGCAATCAGTGGCTGATTTGTCGGAGCAGATTGGCACGTTGTTCTCGGCGCAGAAAAAACTAAACGAGGAACGCAACAAGCAGGCCGGGGTTAGTGATGTTAGCTTTAAGGGTTCAATTGACGCTGTATTAGAGGCGAAGCGCCTCAACGAAGAGATGCAGCAGATCGCCACGATGATCAACATGCGTTGGCCGAAGCCAGCCGACCAACCATCAACGTGGCAGGAAATCATCAACCATCATAACAAGGCGTTGCGCGAACAGCGAGAGGCTAGACTAGCTGCTGCCAAGGCTGCCGCCATCGCGCACGATGAAGCAATCGAAAACATGAAGATCGGCCTAGCTGTTTTTGCGCTGGTGGTTGTTGTGGTAGGATTGTTTGTAGCAGTTATGGTATCAACAGCCGGGGCTATCGGCCTTACATGAGTACCACGATTGGACTAGCCGGTGAGCATTTTGCTGCCGGGGTAATATTGGGCATGACTGGGTGGGCGTATGCACAAGCAGCACAGGATAAAATAGATGGCGTGGCTATTTCAAAGACTGATAACACGGTGCTTAGGATACAAGTTAAGACTGCGAGCCTTATACTTGCTAAAGGTAAGCGAAATCCGGCTTATCATTTTCAGCTTGGGTCTGGCTGTTCGCAGAAGTATTTACCGCGTAACACAAAGGAGTGGGCAGATTATGACATACTGGTGCTGTGTGGCAAGGAACATAGAAGCTGCTTATTCTTCCACGTCAGTCAGATACAGCAGTACAGTAAGCGGTTGCAGGTCGATGCGTTTACTCGCGATGCTGAAGAAGAAAGCTGGCTCAAAGCTGTCGCGCTGGCTAAAGAAATGAGGCTGTAATGGATATTGAAAAGCTACGCGAAGAGCTAATCGCTGATGAGGGTATGCGGCTAGACGTGTATAAATGCACGAGTGGGTATTTGACTGTCGGCGTGGGGCATCGCATCATTGAGGGTGATGCAGAACACGGCAAGCCACTGGGCTACACAATTACAGAACGCCGGATGAAGCAGCTATTCGATCTGGACATTGCCATCGTGCGCGAGGATTGTCACCGGCTCTATCAAGATTTCAGCGAGCTACCAGAAGAGGCGCAGCGCATCATTGCCAACATGATGTTTAATATGGGTCTGCCGACTATGAAAAAATTTAAGGGCAAGAAGCGTTGTGTCGATGCGCGTGATTGGGCTGGGGCTGCATTAGAGATGCTCGACAGTAAATGGGCGCGTCAACTCCCCAATCGCTCAGAGAGACTGGTCAAACGTATGCGGGCGCTGGCTGATGGGTGAAGAAAACAAAAAACCAATCCAAGCCAAGATAGGCGAAAATAGTTTTGAGCTTGTGCTGAGGATTTTAGGCAACGAATTTGTGGCTATCAAAATAGGCTCAACAAATTTTAGCGGCAAACTTATTGCCGGGGGTGTGCTGCTTTTGTTTTTTACATTTATGTTGATGGAAGTTTTCGGCCTATCCAGAATGTTAGGAGTTGAGTGATGTTAGCTGTATTAGGAAAAATACTAGGATCAGATAGTGTTATCAGTCAGGGCATGAAGCTCATTGATGATATGCACACCAGCACAGAAGAAGAAATTGCGGCGAAGAGTAAAGCCAAGATTGACTTAATGGGCGCTTATGCACCATTTAAAATTGCCCAGCGTTACCTCGCCTTGATGTTTGGGGCTACGTTCTTGGGCAGCTATGTGCTGGTGCTTGTTATGACAATCACTGGCCGGGGTGACGCAGACGCAGTAACAAAAGTGATGGAACAGTTCACAATAAATTACGCTATGCTTGTGATCCTTGGTTTCTATTTTGGGGCTGGCACAATTGAAAGCATCCAGCAGCGCACTAAAAAATAAAGGGGCTTTCGCCCCCTTATCTACTCAACTACCCTGATCGTTCTGATCTTGCCGGGCGTGTGCGTTAAGATGCCATCCTCGATCAGCTTGTCTAGCTGAAACCTGACGGCAGTTCTAGATCTGCCTATTGCGTAGGCTATTTCGTCCACTGTAGGGCCGAAGCCGTTGTAATGGTGGTAAGCGGCCACCGCGTTAACAACCGGCTTCCACGAGCTTTCTTGGCGCTTTGGCGGCATCAGTCAATCTCCTTTAGCGTTAATGTTTTCTGGCGCATGACAGTCTCAGGCTTGGCAGGCACGACTTTCTCAGGCTGCGCCCGCATCTTGCGAGTAGGCCATT